GATGTCGAGGGCAAGTTTTATGGTGTCGTCCTAGAGCCGGGGCTCGAAGATAGCCAAGGCGACATCTTCGCCCCGGCAGAGATCGAGAAGGCATGCCATGGCTTCATGCGGGACTACTCGCTCTCGAAGGCAGAGCATTCCCCGGACGTGCAGCACAGTGGCCGGGACGCCGGTGCGGACCTGATCGAGAATTACATAGCGCCGATGGACATGGTGTTGGGCGGTGAGCCAGTCACGAAGTCCTCATGGGTGCAGGCATGGCAGATCGATGACCCGCTGGTAAAGCAGGAAGTCGATGAAGGCAAGCTGACGGGATTGAGCCTCGAAGGGCTTGGTTTCCGTCACCCAGTGGAGGTCTAGATGCCTAATCAAGTGACGGATGCCCGCGTGCGACGCGTAAGCCTGGTCGAACGCGCGGCAACAAGGGACCCAAGCAGCCCAACGCAACCTCGACGGAAGCTGTTGTGGAAGTCCGAGGATGCACCCACCGATCCGGCCGAGCCGGAGAAAGGAGGCGGCACCATGCCCGCCACCGTTGAGGATCTCCAGGCCGACCTGGAGAAGATGGAGAAAGAGCGCGACGAGGCCCTCACCAAGGCTCAGGAGGCCGAGGCGAAGGCGGACGAGCTGGAGAAGCAGGCGGGTGGCGGCAAAGCGAGACCGGCCCCGGCCGTCGAGGATGACCCGGACGATCTGGAGAAGGCGGATCTGCCCGAGGCTGTGCGTGTACGCCTCCAGAAGGCGGACGAGGAGATCGCGGAGCTGCGCAAGGCGGCCGACTCCGCGACGGAGATGGCGAAGGCCGAGCGGGACGCCCGTGTGAAAGCGGAGTTCATTGAGCTTGCCAAGAGCGAGCTCCCTGAACTCGGCGACCCGGAGGTTGTCGGTATGCGCCTGATGAAGTTCTCCGAAACGCTGGAGAAGGCCGAGTACGACGAGTACCTGCGGGAACAGACCGCGATCAACGAGCAGCTTTCCAAGTCCGCTGTGTTCGGCGAGGTTGGCCGGGGCGGGCAGCCGCCGCGTAGCTCGGCGGGGTTGCCGGAGATCCTGTCCAAGGCGGAGGAGCTGCAGAAGGCTGATTCGTCCCTGTCCAGCGCGGAGGCGATGCGTCGCGCCGCGAAAGATCCGGCCATCCAGGCCGCCTATGCGCGTGAGCGCGACGCCGCTTAGGGCGTAAAGGAGAACTGACATGGCTAAGTCAAATGTTGACCCCCACAATTTCATCGCGTTGCAGTGGGCGACGAACCTTTCAGCGAAGGAGTTTTATCTCGTGAAGCTCACGAGCGAACGCAAGATCGAACTCGCTAGCACCGGGGAAGCCGCCTACATCCTCTACGAGCCAAACGGCACGGAAGCGGAATACAACGAAGGCATCCGCCCGTACGGCACGATCGTCGCGGGGTCGGAGCGCCAGAAGGTGATTCTCGGCGGTGTTGTCGCGGTCGGGAACCAGCTTGAATGTAACAACGAAGGCAAGGCGATCAAAGCGAGTAACGGCATCATCATTGGCGTGGCCCTCGAAGCGGGCGTGGCTGGCGTGGTCGTAGAAGCACTCACCTGCGTCCCTGTGACCGTGGCTTAGCCATAGTCCTGAACTGAAAGGATCACGGCCATGCCAGAGATCGGTCCCGCAAATGTCCACATCAATAGGTGGATGTCGAATTTCGCCATCCGCTACCGCCAGGAGCGCGAGGATTTCATCGCGACCCAGGTTTTTCCGATTGTGCCGTCTGAGCACCGGTCGGATAACTACGTCATTTTCCCGAGGGAAGCGTGGATGCGCGACGACTTCCCCGTGCGTGGTATGGGGGAGGAGCCGGCGTACGACAGCTACACCACGGCAACGGGGACGTTCCTTTGCGAAGAGCGAGCGCTCCAGCACCGTCTCGATGACCGTATCCCCCGGAACGCGGATAACCCGCTGTACCCGGATCTACGGGCCACGGAATTCCTGTCGGAACGTGCGTTGATCCGGCTGGACCGCAACTGGGCGGAAGAATATTTTGCGGCTGGCGAGTGGGAAACGAGCTGGGAAGGCACGTCGGGTACCGCTTCGGAAGCGGGCAAGCAATTCACGCAGTTCGCTCAGCCGGGGAACGTGGCGGTCGCTAAGGAAACGGAACCGATCCTGTTCTTCGGTGAGCGTGCGGACGAAATGCAGGAAAAGACGGGGCGTCGCCCCAACATTCTCGTGTTCGGAGCGAAGACGTACACGGGGATGCGTAACAACCACGAACTGGTGGAACGCATCAAGTACATTTCCCAGCAGGAACCCGCGCTGGTTGGTAAGCGGGCGATGGCTGCCGCGTTCGAGGTCGACAAGATCCTTGTCGCACGGGCGGTGTATAACGCGGCGCAGGAGGGTGCGGGGGAAAGCATGAAATTCATTGCGGACCCGAAGAGCGCCCTGCTGTGTTATGCGCCGTCTGGCCCGTCGATTGATACGCCGTCTGCGGGGTACACGTTCGCGTGGACGAACCTCGTGCCGGGTATCGACGGTGCGACAGCGGGCGTGTTGTATTCGGGTCGGCTGGAGTCGGCGTGGACGAACTGGTATTCGATGCGTACGGCGTATGACTTGAAGAAGACGAGCGAATCGCTCGGGATTTTCTTCTCGAAGGTCGTGGCGTAGCAGCGTCATGGCCACGGGCTATGACGAGGGGGCTTTGGCGTTCGACCTTGGTGTCTTGTTGACGCAGGTCGCTCGGGTCGAACGCAACGTCGCTACGCCGGGGTTGTATGGGCAGGAGGCCAAATCGGAATATGAGGTTGTGGCTGAGTTGCCGTGCCGGTTTTCGTGGTGGCGCACCCAGTCGGGTAGGTCTACCTCTCGGGAATGGGCGGAGCCGCAGTCCCGTATTTTCTATACGGGTGGTGTGTTGACGCTCGAAGCTGGCGTGGACATTCAGAATGGGGACCATCTCGGCGCGATCCTCGAAGGTGGCGTGGTGGTTGTGGATGGGCCTTTCCAGGTGTCGAGCGTGCAGCAGTGGGAAGACCATGTTGATGTGCAGTTGACTAGGCCGGCGGCAGAATAGATGCCTGCTGTTTTCAAGTGGAACGGGGACGAGGTTCTTGAGCGGGTGCGTGCCGCGTGTGTCGTCGGGATCGACCGGACGCTACAGGCCGCTGTCGCACAGGCCAAGCATGACCACCGTTGGGTCAGTAGAACGGGTCTGCTTGAGGCGACTATCGGGGTGTTGGAGCCTGCGCATAGTGTCGGGTTGAGCGTGAAAGGGTCGTTTGGTGCGCTCGCGCCGTATGCGTTGGATGTTGAGATCGGGACGAGCCGGATTGGCCCGACCACGTTTGAGCGTGTCGCGGGGTCGGGGGGCTGGTGGAGTATCCCGGGTCCTGCGCCGGCTCCTGGGGTGCGTGTGAGGCAGTCCTTTACGATTCTGCCTCCTGGGGGGTCGCATGGCTTCAGCACGCTCCACAGGCCCTCTACAGGCGAAGGGCCGCTGACTCAGGCGCGCCCGTATCTCAGGCCGGCGGCGTTCGTCCAGTTTCCGCTGCTGCCCTACAGGGTCGCCGAGGCGTTTCAGGAGATGCGGTGAGTGCCGCTAACCCCGGCCTCGCTGTCGCTGCCTACCTGACCGAGAAGCTGGGTGGCGTCACAGAAGGGACCATCAAGGAAGGGCTGCGGGTCTTCTACCCGCGCCTGCCGACCAGCGAACAGAGCTACATGCCCGAACGGGCCGTAGTGATCGCTAGGGGACGCGATCCTTGATGTGACGTGTTATGGCTCGACGCTGTTTGAGGCGGACACGTTGGCGGACGAAGCGATGCTCGCGCTACAGGATCTGCGGTCCTCGAAGTGGGAAGACGTCGTGTTGAAGTGGGCGAGGATTGCTGCTGCGCCGGTCGCTGAAATTGACCCTCACACGAACTGGCCGGAATCGCTGGTCGTGGTGCAGGTCATGCACAACAGGGAAGGGGGCTGAATGGCGCTCTATCTTGAAGGCCCGGACGGGCCGCTAGCGAACCAGATCATTTACGGGGTGCCGCTCCTCGCGGATAACTGGGGTTTCGGAGTGGACGAACTGGGCCGCGCATACTTCGACACGGGTGTCGCTTCGCCCGGGCAGCGGGCCTACATTGAAATTACGGCGTCGGGAAGGCTCGTGATGGTCGCCCCGCAACGCCCGTTCGGCCTCGGGGGCGAGTTTGTCGGGAAGCCGCTGCGGGAGAACCCGCCGCAGCGTGCCCTGAGCGCTGGGTTTGTCGGGACCCCGATGCCTGCGGGTCTTCCGGGCTGGGGCGAGCGTCAGCGGCGACCTGCTGGCCGGCGTTCTCGGCCTGCGAGCGGTCCCCCTTGGAGTGCGCGCCCACGGCTACCGAGACGGCCGGGGATGCTGCCCGAGAACCCGCCGCAGTGCGCGCCTAGCCGGGACTTCACAGGTCGTCCGATGGCGCCGATGCCAGCAAGCCGGTCGCTCGCCCGAGGGTTCACCGGTCGCCCGATGCCGGCCACCCCGCCGAACCGTGCTTCTAACGCTGGCTTTGTCGGGCAGCCGATGCCGCCGAACCCGGCTAGCCACGCTCCTAACGCGGCGTTTGCGGGTAGGCCGATGCCGCCG